CGTTAACAAAACGCTATGAAGAAGGAGCTACTTTTACTGACTGGGAAGATGCTTCTAAGCAATATGAAATAGATAAAGCATTTGCGGAAGACTACATTAAACGCTATTTGAACCCACGGTTTAATACGTCGCGTTCCATGTCAGAATTTATGAGCTATATGGAGGTAACGCAAGGAGAAGAAAATATTTTTCAAACACAGAGTGCATTAAGCGCATTAAAAATGCAAGCAGATATTAGAGCCGAAGCATGGTTAAAATCCATTGATAAAATGAACGATAGCAGTTTTGATGCTGCTTTTTATTTTGATCCACAAGGAGGAGATACTTCCGCAGAAAAACACCTGGCACAAAAAGAAGCGGTACAGAATGCCTGGGATTTGGTAAATACTCCTGAAGGACGTAATCAAAAAGTACCAGGACAAGACTATACGTGGGATCAACTAGCTTACTACTATGGTTATGATCTTGCAGACAAAGCTCAGTTTGCAAAACTACACTACCAAGTGTACGGAGTAAAACAAGGATTTGATCCAGCCAAGGACGCCCTTTCCTTATCTGACGCACAGGCTTATATTGATCAAAACATTATTCCTATTGTTGAAGAACAGAAATTAAACATGGGTAACATTTCTTTTTTGAATTTTGTTACTCCTCGTGAATATGCAGACAAGATGCTGGAAGGTATTGACCCTGTCAAGAATAAACCTGAGTGGGAGAAAGTGCTTGAATCCATGGGGCTTTCAGGCAAGGAAATGGGCATAGAAGAAGTGAAAGCGTATATTGAAGAAGCGTTTCAAACAGGAGAAGCAACTAAAATCCGTGAAGCAATTAAATACTTGAATGAGAAGAAAGAAAAAGTAACACAAGAGAAACTTGGCGTAGACTATATTGAACGTCCGGAAGATACCGCACCTCGTAGCGATCCTACGGAAACACAGTTATATAACGTGTTTAAAAGCGCAGGTTTTGCGGGGACTGAAGACGATTTTTACAAAGACTTTATGCCAGATGTTAATCGAGAAGATATGGAACTCTTGACACAGGCAGGACAAGGATTTAAGGAAGGAAGTGTATTTAGTAAGTTAAGTAGTAGCGATCCATTCGAAGCTTTTGGTTCTATTGAAAGTTTGTTCGCAGACGAAGACAAGGCTAAAGAAGTAAGTAGCAAGACAAGTTCTTCTACAGAAAAGAAATCGTACTTCAGTCTTTATGACGACGATGACGATGAAGACACTACAACAGCAAAATCAAATGCAGGCCAAGGTTTTCTTGGTAGTTTTACCAGCGCCTTTAAAGGCTTAACACCGAAGTATTAATCATGAGTAAACACAAGAAAGCAGCCAGTGCCGCCAAGATCCACAAGGATTCCATGGAGTGCAATAAGCCAAGAAAAACTCCTGGCCATGCAACTAAGTCACATGTTGTTAAAGCATGTGAAGGAGGTGAAGAAAAAATCATTCGTTTTGGCCAACAAGGCGTAAAAGGCGCTGGCAAAAATCCAACAACAGCTAAAGATAAAGCCCGCAAGAAGTCTTACTACGCACGGCATAATGCTCAGGATTCCAACCCTGATAAGATGTCGGCAAGGTACTGGAGTAACAAGGTTAAATGGTGATGCAGTTAGCAGGTAAACACATGCAAACAATAGACGGTTTGTCGCCGCACACATCTTTGCAGCCAAAGTTTTCCATGGAGCCAGGCTATACCCCTGAGCATTTTCCTAACCAACAAAAAATGCAGCAATTAGCCTTAGAAACAAAAGATGCAAGTTTGCAACGTGCTCTTTTAGATTTTCAATACCCTTTTAGAACTGAAGATTTAATGCGTACAAATTATTCAAACGCGATTAAACAAGTTGTTTTGCAGGCTGTTTCCAGCTAGGATGCGCAGGTTGATTCCTTACCAACATGGCAAAGCCCAAGTCCACCGCAATCTTGATTGAGTCCAAGCCTAAGAAGACTCGTCAAGGCGACGGCAAGCATTCACGTCCCAGCCACGGACGTAAATTGTCTCGCGGCCAAGGCAAGTAAAAATTATGTATACTTGGGGGTAACACTTGTTACCCCTATGGATAATTACAGGCAAGCGATTGATTTAATCTGTCGTTACGAAGGTTTCAATGAACTTGCTTATCCAGATCCTCAAACAGGTGCAGAGCCCTACACGATTGGATTTGGTACGCAGTATTATCCTGACGGCAGTGTTGTCAAGAAAACACAGTGCTGTACACAACGCAAAGCCCTGGAGTATCTTGTCGATGAACTCACCGTTCTAAACACAGAACTTCTGAAGTTGAACTTAGGCTTGGACGAGTGCATGCACCAAGCACTGCTTTCATTTTGTCATTCGGTTGGCTGGGAAAGTTTCCTTTACAGTTCCATCATTGATTGCCTTGAGGTCGATGACTACGTTGGTGTAACAGAAGAAATTGCACGGTGGGTCTTTGATGCAGATCACCAAGTTATTGGTGGCCTCCTGGAACGACGCAGAGAAGAGATCAACCTATTCCTTGCCGAGGTTGAAGCCAAGCCTTGGGTTGCCACAGACGTACTGCTGCGTGCGTTCAGAAGCTATGGTGCAAAGCCCCATGAGACAGAAGCAATCCGAAACTTGGAAGCGACAATCAACCCCTATGCACTTGCCGAATTTGCTAACCGTTTCAAGCTTGAAGACGCCTCTGCCTTTTCAAGTGACTAGCGTCCTAGAATAAATGCAGTACTCAGGCTTTCCATGGAGAACGAATCCACACGTAAAGAGTTTGAATTACCTTTAGAACTTCAGTTTGCTATGCGCAAAGCTGAGCTGCAAACAGAGGAGATGTGTTGGGAAGAACTGCAAGCTGCACTGTTAAATCTGTACTTCCAACGGATGATGGAATGGGCAGCCGTCAAAGAAATTATGTGTTCTGAAGGGATTGATATCGAGTGGGATTTGCCTAGTGAGTTGGAACTCAGCGAACTCGCCCTGGCTTGTATGCAGGACGAGTCAGACGATGACGATGATTTACAATACGCTCATCCTTTTTGACTTTCGTCCAGTTGGATAAGACGATCTAGGTACCACTGTGCTTTCTTCAGTGATTCTGTCTCGCCTTTGTGGCGCTCACGCCAAATATACTTTATGTTATTTCCCTTGCAGTAACCACGGAATTCTTCGTTGGTTAAAGCTGCCTCAATGGCTTCAATGCATTCGATGCCCCCATCGGTGTAATGGGAAGGATGATTTACGACATCCTCTTTGATTGTGGGCGTTGTTTCAAGCGGTTTAATCGTAACCCAGGGTACTGGACAAACGCCATCTACGCACCCATTGGTTTCGTCAACAGGGGAAAACATGTCCATTGTAAAAATACCGACTGAGACAGCCTAGCATTTTTAACGCATTACGCCTTTGCGTTTGGCAGAAAGCAGAAGTTCAATATCGTCTGGATCACCTTCTATATCACCTTGGATACCAGGAGGCTTGGGGTTTGCTCCATATAACTCCATACCTTCTTCCATGGAAGGAATGTAACCCGTCAAGCCTGGACGTTGACCATACAAACCTTGACCTTCAATATTAAGTGGGTTGCGTTGCATGCCATCCATGGGGGCAACTAAGCCCGTGTTATACATATCTTGAAGAGGTACGTCGTGGGTTTCGGTATCGAGAGGTGCACCAAAATCCTCAAAACCAATACAACGGCACTTTACTTGATCATTATTTGCTGCAAACTCTTCCAAAAATGTTGAGGGACGCATTGTTTTCTTAGCGATATATTCTTTCTATAATGATAGTATGAGCAAGTTTAGATCCGAGACTTACGACGCAGCCAAGGACTCTGGCACCTCTGCTGGCGTACCAACAGATCTGAACCCTGGAAAAGCTTACAACGTTGATCTGCGGTACGTACGACCGCAAGAACGAGGTGTCGTTGGTTCCGCGTCAAAAGGAGCAGTGGCACGCGTTGACCGCTTCATGAAGAGTGCACGAGCTGCTGGTAAATATCAGAAGAACCAACTGATTAACGAACCCACCAGTGCCAATGCTGGTGACAGTGGTGGGCGTGCAGGATCTACCGCGTATGCAGACAAACCCAAACAATCGTTTGGACGTATTTAGACCTGTGGAAAAACTACGGTATTTGGTTGGTCTTGATACTTACCTTTCCGATCTTGGTAACTGACTTCACAAGGATTACCACGATAGAAAAGTAGTTGAGTAATCCCCTCGTTTGCATAGACACGATTGAATAGCCCAGTGCAGTTACTGATCTCAAGCGTCAGGTAACCTTCCCACCCACTTTCAGCGGGCGTGATGTTAACCAGGATTCCTGAGCGTGCGTATGTAGATTTACCAACCGCAACAACAGTGATATCACGAGGCAACTTCAGACGTTCTTGTGCAACACCTAGACAATACCCATACGGAGGAAGAAGAAAGTATTTGCCGCGTTCATCTTCCAAAAGTTCCGCAGGTTTTAAAATACTCTCATCAAAGGCCTTTGGATCACAATCACCGGTTTGGGTTTTACCGAAAATCAGGCACTGACTTGGGGACAAACGAATGTCATATCCGTAAGAGCTAAGTCCATAACTCAACAAACGCCGACCATCTTCCTTGCTAATCAGACGATCAACAAAGGGTTCGATCATTTGTTCTTTCTCGACACGCTCTTTGATTTCCCAATCGGCCAGGACGCTCATAAGACCTCGATAGCTTGTTCAGTCTACAAGGAGATGGCCACGTTCGCCGTAGATTTTACAGAAGTGTTCTACTGCATCTCCTGAGCGATCTTTGGGAGGCAGGTAGACCAAAAAAGA